GTTTAGCAAACCGTTGCAATAACCACTCTGCCATACTTCCATGGTGCCAGATGAGAGAATCGAACTCCCCATGCTTTCGCGGGTGATTTACAGTCACCTTCCCCACCTTGGGGACTATCTGGCCCTGAGGCAATCAGAGCAAACTCCTCTAGTACCAACTCTTTGCCCTGGTACTAATAAAAATTGCTCTAGATCTTTTTCAACTTTACAATTGTGACATATTTTTTTCATGTGTGCCTGGAGGGATTCGAACCCCCAACCTAATGGGTAGAAACCATTTGCGCTATCCGTTGCGCCACAGGCACTTGGGCCTGTGCCCTGTCGTGAGAAGCAAGGCACAGACAGAGCGAGTGACCAGAATCGAACTGGCGATAACTGCTTGGAAGGCAGATGTGTTACCTCTACACCACACTCGCGGAAGATTAATCTTTTTCTAAAAGATCAATCGCCTCTTTGATTGCCTGATTCCATCCTGCAATAAAAGAACTAATCTCAGTAGAAGATGCTGAGTTTTTCATCTTCTTGGCTTTTAGTTTTTCAATTACCTTATCGCGTGTCAATTGTATCCCTTTTCTATAAATGCGCCGTCCCACACGGAGTCTGACTTATTTTCAGATGCGTATAGCGCACGTTGCTGTGCTACTGCTTCTGATCTAGTTGCATGACAACCTTCAATTTCGTTTGTTCCTTCTTTGACTACTGCATATCCATTGCAGTCACCAAAGTCTCTTACTATTTTCCAAGGCATACTATCCCCTCCTGCTCCCCGATCTAGATTCGAACTAAAACTAAATGATCCAAAGTCATTTGTGCTACCATTACACCATCAGGGACTATCTATTTACCTTCTAATAATACCAGAAATACTGGCTTTCGGTCAACTATTCCTATAGAACATGCCCAACACCATTCTGGTGGAGTATGATCACATTTATTTGCTGGGCGCTTTGCCCAATGGGGCCAATCATGTGGTCCAGCAGGAATTCCGCATATCGGACAGTTTTCTCCTTCAAGAAGCAATCTTCCATCGTAGCAATCAGTACATAAAGCCTCTAGTATTTCCTGCTTTCTCCGCCTTCTATTTTGATAATTAGCCCTTGGAGGGCGCGGAGGAATTGTTCCATCTTCATTTGGAATCCTATCACTTTTCCATGCGTTGCATTTTTTATGAGCCAGCCTAAGATTAGATACATCTTCTGAGCCTCCCGCTGATCGGGGAATCCAATGATCTAATGTTACATCAGAGTTTGCCTTGAAATCCTTTAGGCATATAGCACATGCAAATCCGTCACGCTCTTTAACAATTTTTATTTTATCTTTTTTACTAAGCAGAAGATTCTGATTTAGCATTGATAAATTCTCTTTCATCTACAATATCGTAAGCGTCACGAATAATACTAACTTCATATTTATCAAAGTGGTGTCCACAGAAGTACAACTCTCCTGTAACAAACTTTACTATTACCCAAGCCTGGGCGGGACACTTAGGAGCATCACACATATCCATCTTGGTAAGAACTCTTACTTCTTCCTGAACTTCAGTTTCCATTGAGTCCTCCATACATTAATTATATCAGTTTGGTTTAAAATGATCACTAATTTGTTTCATTTGTTTACTAATCTTGCTTATTTTTTCCTGAAGCAGTTTATTCTCTAAACTAAGTTTTTTATTCTTTTCTTCTAATTCTAAAATCTTTTCTTGGTATATATTTATTGTTTCATTAATTTCACTACTGTCATTAACATTTGACACATATTTATTAAAACCAGAACTTATTTGCTTAACATGCCTAATAATATAATAGACTGCTATAGCCTCTATTGCTACCATAACTATGGTTAAACCAAATAATATTTCCATGTCGGGATGAGAGGATTTGAACCTCCGACCCCCTGCTCCCAAAGCAGGTGCGCTACCAAACTGCGCCACATCCCGTAAGTTGCAGACGGCTACGAACCCTCTTACGCACGAAAGACGCTAGAAACGAATTCAACGCTCTCAACTCGCACAGACTCGCTATAACGGGATATTTGTATGTAACTACACCATCCTAAGATATTGCCATCTGCAACCGTAGGGCGGGTGGGACTTGAACCCACGACCTTTACCTTATAAGAGTACTGCGCTCACCGACTGCGCCACCGCCCCGTACAGTATTACTATATTATATTATTTCCATGCTGTCTAGAGCATTTGATATATTTGGTGGCATAATAAGATTTTCATTCCTTATCCTTCCACTTCTTAATTGTAACTCTCTATCGCTATCAGATTCAAGCATATCGTAGGAATATACTTCTATTTCTTGCATTTGGTCGCGTCGTGTTTTAGCAATAGCATTATATATTGATCCACACACGGCGTCTGCTAAGTCCTTACTTCCCTTTCTAGGGTGATCTACTTTATCTCCGCGAATTCTTAGTTGTAATAATTCATCAATTAATAGTTTAAGATTTGGACCATGAACTCTTTCTTCAGTTATTAACATAGCAAAGTCTTCATAGTGCTTCTTTCCAACAGAAAGAATTTCTGTATTTATGCCATATGCCTTTAACTGCTGCATCATGTCATGAGAATTCCATCTGTCAAACGTAACTATTCTTAAGTTAAAACCGCGCTCACGCAATTGAATAATATAGTCTTTTACCTCAGATAAGTCAACACTTTGTGTAGAGGTAGGCTGCCAATATCTAACTGCATCTACAATTACACGGGGTGAAGCCTCAGTAAATGTTCCAGCGATCTTCATCTGAACCCATGAATCTACATGGGAAAGAGATACTGCACAATTGTCATGTTTTTGCGCTAAGTCAACGTGGACAAAATATTCTTTATCCTGTTGTGGGATAAATGAACTATCAAATCTTCCATCTGTATCTACAAGAATCTTAGGATTAGAAAATGCCATTTCTATCTTCTCCCGTGACTTAAAGAATGCATCTGTTGCTTCTGGAGGCATACAAGCAAATCTAGTAAAGGCGTCTAGCGGATCTTTGTAGAATGCAACTGTAAAGTCTGTTATTTTCCTAGTGGGATTAAAGTCCCATGTTGGCCTCTTGAGTGCAAACATCCTTGGCAGGGTATATGAAGCAATATGATCTTCCTCCCACTCAATAGAGAATTCATTCTCTTCTTGACCATCTGGTAGGTCTGGATCTATTTTAAAGGTGTACGCTCTAATAACTGTTTCTTTTTCTGCTACCGCTTCATTATATTTTTGTTGGATAAAGTCATTCCTAAATCTTGGGAATGAAAGCATAACAACTTTCCCAAAATCCGGGAATCGTGAATCTACCGATCCTTTATACATTTTATAAATAGCAGAAGATGTTTTTGGGCTTTGTCTACCAGTAGTATTTTCTAATTCAAATCCTGATATCTCGTCAAGGATCGCTATTAGAACGTTGTAGCCTTCCCATGACTCTGCTTCTGAGTGTCCAGAGTGAATAGTTATGGATTTATCAAATTCGATAGAGTTCGCCTTTGGAATATATCTTCCCTGGAACCAGGGAGATCGCTCAACGATTCTTTTAATTCCTTTAAAAAAGACGCGGTTTGCTTGAACTGCGTTGATAGCAATATTAATAATGTCAATTGAATCGCCTGGTGGTTTACCATAATACTTTGCTGGATCTTTAAGACATAGAAGCAAGTGGACTACATACGCACAACCAATGGTGGAGATAAAGTCTTTGCCCCCTCCTTTACCAATCTGTAATATTACTTCATTACAGGTCTGCGTCCATCTCTTTTCTCCATTTTCTGTACCAAGCCATTTGCTTAGTGTTTCTTTTTTATAAACCTGAGTCATGGCTCTAATCGCCTGGTATTGATAATCAGACAATGGAGGTAAATCTAGATAATTATTATCAGTAACAAATTCTTCTATCGTTACTGGACTTTCTTCAAAAAGATCGCCATCTAGTGCGTCAAGAAAGTCAGAAAAATCAACCAACTTCTTCTACCTTACCAGTAACTTCACTAAGTCTTTTTGCTACTTCTACTCTACAAACATCGCATTTAGATGTAACTTCTTTCAATATACCAACTAGAACTTCTTGCTTTCTTTCTGTCTCAAGAAGTTGTGCAGACATTTCGTTATTCTCTAGCAGACCCGCCTTTTGGAGCATATCAATTCTCTTTTGCTCTACATCAGCAATCATTTTTAAGGCACTTGCCTTAGTGTTGTATTGCTGGTTAGCATCTGCCTGATCAACAGTCTCCCAGGCACGCTGAATGATCATGGAGTAGTGCTGATCTGCGCCAGCCAGGGCTTCTTTTGCACGCTCTCTAATTCTAGAGTCTCCAGACACCAACTCTCGCCAGGTATCTATATGCTCTAATACCTCAGATCTTTTTATACCTAAGAATTTAGAAATGTCTGTAGGATTCTTACCCTTAAGTAATTCTTCTACAACTAAATTCATCTGATCAAATGAACTAGTTAGTTCAATCTCTGACAAGTTGCTTCTTCCTTCTACTCTTTTTAGCCCTTACTAAACCTTTAAGTCTATCTACATAGAATGAACGATATTCTCCAGTTGCAGGATTCCTACAATCTATCCAGGTAACATCTTTTTCTGAGTTATGTGCCATCAAAATAAAGGTAAATTCACCACGAATATTTTTAAAGGTAATTTTATCTCCTGGTTTTATAACATCTTTTAAAAATTCTAATTCATAATACACATGAATATTTGGATTAATGCTATATGGAACATAGTCATATTCTTTTTTCTTACGAGGCATGTTATCTCCTAAAGAGAGTATCCATTATTACGAGTGGGACTCCAGACCATACCTGGCCTATCTATATTCCTGATAATTGAATATCCACAGTCTTCACAACGCTGATCATCTCTATCTGAAATTTTAGACATTACTTCTAAGTCTAAATCGCATACTTTGCAATAATAAGTATAAAGAGGCATCCTATCTCCAGTTGTCGCTATTCGCTACCTTTAATAATACCAGATAACCTATTAAGTCGTCAATATCATTATCCCCAGGGAATTCCCCACCATTGGCAAATCTGCTAAGTTTATCATCTATACGAACTTTAATTTGCTCTGTAGGATTTGCTTGTGAAAATATTCTTACTGGATCAAGCGCGGAGTTTCCGTAGGCACGATTCTTTTTAATAAGTAATTCTTCTATTTCTTTACAGACTCTAGAGATTTCTTTTTCAGTATTAATGTTGGGCATGTGGCCTACTTTCGCTAAGACTTGCCTGACTTACTTTGATAAACATAGAATCTTCATATAATTCTTTTAGATTATGAGCGCCAGTATATGAAAGTCCACTACCTAGGCCACCCTTAAATTCTTCAAGGACGTACTCTAGCGTGCCTTTGTAAGATACTGTTGTCTCTACTCCTTCTGCAACTGAAACATTACCAATTGCACTCAACTGTGCTTCTGCGCTAGCCATGCCTCTAAAGATTTTATATTTTTTACCACCACTTACATGCACTTCTCCAGGAGACTCATCAGTACCAGCAAGGTAACTTCCAAGCATCACCGCGTCGGCTCCTGCGGCTAAAGCCTTAACAGCATCGCCACTATTTCTGATACCTCCATCAGCAACTAGGGACGCGCCTTCTCCATACGGTATCTTAGACCTTACATCTAAAATAGATGCTAGTGTTGGCATACCATGACCACTAACAATTCTAGTAGTACATACAGATCCTCCACCGATTCCAACTCTAATAGAGTCTGCGCCAGCATCCTGAAGTCTCATAAATCCTTCATAAGTTGAAACATTTCCAGCCATAACGTGGACCTTGTTTCCGACATTACGACGAATCTCTTTAACTGCCTTAATTGCATATTCACTATGACCATTAGCGGTATCTACTAAAATTAAATGGGCACCGTGAGAAACGGCAACAAAAGCCCTTTCTAAGTAATCTCCCTTAGCGCCAACTGCCACTCCTAAAGAAACAGCATCTGTAGAACTTATAAAGTCAAGTTCTCTCCTCATAAATTCTATTGACATATACCTATGTATAATTCCAAAGCCGCCTAACTTTCTTATGGAATATGCCATATTCCCATCACATACCGTATCCATAGGTGCAGCAATAACTGGAACGGTCATTCTTATGCTTCTACCATTAGTTCCAATGGTTGTAGAAATATCTACTTCACGGCGGCTTAAAACTGTAGAGTGCTGTGGTACTAATAAAATATCATCAAAGCACATTGATGAATCTTTATACATCTTCATTGATTAGTCCTTATACTATTCTTTAATTTATTATCTAAAATCTTCATGAATATACCAATCTTCCCATGCCGATATGTCTTCATATATTCTTTTATACCCATGTGAAGTTAATAATTGATATATTGGCTCCCTCATACTTGAGTGATTATGCTCGCACGTTATTATGTTAAACCTTGTAGAAAAATCAAAAGCGGATAAAATATCAAATTCGGAGCCTTCAGTATCAATTGATAAATAGTCAACAATACTTGGTGCATTGTGCTTACTAAGCATATCCTTTAAAGATATAGTTTCAATTTTATGAACTACATGATCTTCTCTTGTCTGACCCCAATGATCACTATATGCATAATCTGCAATTGTTGAAAGTGCTGGGAAAGATGTTTCATAAAACTCTACAACATCCCCGCTTCTATTTGATACACAATTATATTCTATACTGCAAGATCTATTTTTAGATATTTTATCAGAGAACATAGGTATTGGTTCTGCTACTATACCAGTCCATCCATAATATTTTTCTAGAAGTAGAGTATTACTTAACTCTATCCCATCCATCGCGCCAAATTCCACAAAAAACCCAGGCTTATCTCCATAATAATAAGTTACTAGTAAGTCTTGACTATTTTGTGAATACGATAGCCTGCCAGATTTTAAATATTCATTTAAAGATTTCATAATTCAGAATACATCCTCTTCAATCCAATAAAATTACCAGCGTCAACATAACTACCAGAGCATGGAACATGAGTAGTTACTACCCCATCTCTTATCCAAGAATTGAACTGGTCGCCTATAACATCTTGCTTAGGGTCCAGTAGCCCTACCGTACCATTTAAATATATTGCTCCCCACATTCTTTCAAAGGGGCAGTTCTCGTCCTTATCAACAATACTTAATATCCTATCGCCTGACAACTCTATCTGTCCGACCTTTCCCTTTAAGAATTTATCACATTCCCATGAGGCTAGGACTACTGGGGAATTCTTTTCTATCATTCTTCCGTAGAAATTATCTTTACTTTTTAAAATAAAAGTATCTGGCATTCCAACTATAATATTATCAGATTTATTATTAGATGTTTTTAATATTGCATCAGCCATACTTGACGGCTCAACAATAACTATTTCTACATCAAGGTTCAGTCCTTCAACTATTGGTAACCACATTTCTCTCGTAGAAATTCTAACATCATCACAAACTTCCTTCATTTTATTTACATGCCACTCAAGAAGGGTTTGATTATCATTTATAGGTAAACAAAACTTTGGGATACCACTAAGTCTTGACGCTTTACCTGAGGCGGGAAGAACTCCTAGTATCATATTTTCTCAGTATTCTGAACTAAAGATGGCTGACTCTCATCAATTACTACTGGAAGCGCACATTTTGGGTGAAGAGTAAATACATTAAAATTATGCTCCTCTGCATGTCGGAATATAAACCAGTCTGTTGGATAGTCCATGCCATTATCGCAAACATACTTATATAGTTTTCTAGCCCCAGACTTAGATATAACATAGCATAGTGTTGACCAATCCTGGTAAGCCTTAACAACATCTCCAGAGTCTTTATCATTATATCTATCATGTTGATTTGGATGCACGAAAATACTAAAAATATCCCAGTCTCTAGGAAGTTCTTCCATCATCTTAGAAACTCTTTCAATAAAGTCCTCTTCAACTACTGAATCGTCCTCAAAAATTACTACGCGGTCCATTGACGAATGAATAAGGTACTTCCAAGCAATGAAGTGGCTGGCGAAGTTGCCAATCTCCCCCACCTTGAATCCATCCCATGTTATCTTAAATTCTGGGTTATCCGCAAAGAACTTCTCACGGGCTGATTGGTCATTACCATTTAAACAGGCTAAACCTAAATAATCTCTATCACCCATTATTTGATGAATATTTTGCTTGTTCTTAATCCTATCATCATTAATACTAATCAAATGATAGGGGAGAGCATTTGAAGATGGGTATAATTCAGAAATATTTACGTCACCGCCATCACGACGATGATTTATTAATCTGAATAATCTATCTATCTCTGCGCGGGAAATTAAATTATTTTCACAAAACCCTATAAATACTTCTAGAACTGTATTCATTTCAGAAGTTGCTGGACCGTGATCATAACTACTTCCTACTGGATGAGTAATAACAAATCTTTTATCTCTACAAATATAAAAATCTTTATAGATAGCCATTATGTTATACACATAATCTACACCCCAGCCAGATTTCATCTGTGACAGATCAACTGTTTGAGACAGATAATCAAAAAAACTAAGCATCTCGCTAGCCAATTCTTTATTAAGAATTGTGAATATTCCATCTGTTTGCGTTGATATAATTAAATTATTATCTAGTTCTGATATAGAAGAGCATCCTTCTCCCCAAGCCTCATGAGTGAAATATGGTGCGTATACTCCAATTTTTTCATTTTTTAATTCTTCCTGGGCAGTTTTAATTACTTGTGCGAAATCTCCTACTAGATCTCCCGCAATAAAACAAAATAGTTCGTGGTCGGTATTTGAAAAATCTTTTAGGGCGGCATGAAACTGTCGGTAGTACCAAATATTACCAATGTCCATCCATTGATTATTTAATGGTGGGGAACTTGATGAATTAATTATTTTATAATCTAAATTATTAGACTTTAGATTCATTTCAATATTAAGACAGTTTTCGTAAACTGAGTCCCAACAAACAACATAGGACATTGTATTCATTTAGTCCACCTTCTCTGATTTTTAATCAGTCCATATTTTTCTAATGCTCTTTGGACAGTCATGTGAGAGCATCCAGCCTCTTTAGCCATCTGCTGAGTCGTCTTTTTTTCTATGACATATCTCTTTCGTAGCCAATTTACATCTTCATATAACTTCATGATCGCACCATATTGTTCATTGCGTACCATCCAATGCCGCAGGCATCAGCAACATTGTCACTTTCTACTGTAACCCCTAGACTCTGACAGAAGTCAATTGTTTTCTGCTTACGCATCTCTCTAATCTTTGCCTTATACCAATTCTCAGATTTTTCTGGAAAGTCTTTCTTGACCTGTCCCTTCTGAGCCTTAGTGAAGTTCTTGTTTCCAATATATGATTGCCAAGTTATAGGATGAACCTCTACAACCTTACGACCATCAAATATCAACTCTGCCATTATAGCACCAAATATATATGCCATCTTTAATCCTGTATTAGCACTACGAACCATGACGGCTGCTTCAATAGCCACAAAGTCGGACGGGATTTGATTCATAATCCCGCGCACCTTTTTCTTTGCGTCTAGAATCCTTTCGTACACATCGCCACCATCAAAGAATACCTCGCCCCATTTTACTGGCTTGCTGTTCTGAAAAAGACAGAACGCAATGCTGCGCGTAGAGGCATCTATTCCTAATACTGAGGTTTCGGACGACTTGGCTAATTTAGCGAGAGACATTTATTATCCTAAAGAGTTCTGCTCTTTTGTCAGTTTCTAATTTTGCTAAACATTCGTTGCACATGCTCTCTTCATTATATCTGCTTAATATATTTTTACATGACTTAGTAGAGCATTTTCTTTTCTTTCCAGCCAGCCGTTCTTTTTGCTCATAGTATTTATCTCTGATCTTTCTATTTGTTGCTTCTCTGCAACATTCATCAGAGCAATATTTTTGATTATGGGTAGATTTGTTAAATGTATTCTCACACCCATCATTCGCACATATCATTTGGGTGGCACCAATGTCCTAACCTTTTCCACACCCTCGCCATATTTATTATTTCTCGCAGCCCAGCAATGTTTCTTAACTGGGCAATTTGCACACGCATATGACGTTTTCGCGTGACCTCTCGCCGGAATTATATTTTCGGTATACATGGCATATACCTCGCGCATCCAGTCGAATGTGTCATTGATGATCTTCTCATTTCGCTCATTCATGCTGACAGGGATGATACAGATTTCCTGAGTATTTTTATTCTCATACAACAAAAATCCTTCTGTCGCACCCTCCACCTTCATATAGGTGAGTATCTGCAAAAGGTGGTTGGACGATGGCTTCATGGATGACTGACGATGGATAAACTGCTCTTCTTTCGTAGTCTTAATTTCGCCAACGATCTCTGTATCATTCCAATCCAGCACAACATCTGCAAAGCCTCTAATGGGTGGATCTTCTGAGATAATCTCTCGCTCTGTTTCTTTTAGAACGCCTGTTTCCTCTATGATCTTTTGCAGTCTTTCGTGAGCATATGTTCCGTTAAGCATGTTAGCAATGGCGGTTGCATCGAATTTCTCATCGAACTCCTCGCCATTAAAGGCAATAAACCAATATCTTGGGCAGTTTCCATGACCATACCCTACGGTACTAGGGCTAAATGTTTTCTTCTGCATGTCCCGCTTACCACGTTTTCTATCGTTGTAAGCCTTATCAATCATTGCAGAAAACTCTGCATAATCGAAACCGTCTACCTTTTTAAACTTTAAACTCTTAACTACATTTTTACTCACAGACCAAACCTCGCATTGTATTTGAGTGCATCTACTAACTTATTAATTGCTTCTGCTGTTGTATAGTAAACATTTTTTTTCTTAGAGGCTTCTGGCCCTTTCTCAAAAGTTGTATAGTATCTAGACATAATTGATAACTTGGCAGCAATGGCCTGCAGCCTAGTAATAATCTCTGGTGCCTTGGCTGCTGGAACATCTGGCTTGGCTATCAACTTAATAATTAATTCCATTGCCGCATCAAGGTCTGGGTCTTGCATAAATTCTGAGAGTTCATTAAACTCTGTAATCTCACTAACTGCTTCTATCACGTTCATAAGCCTCTACCAATTCTTCTAGAATATCCCACTCTACTACTGCCAGTCGGACCTTTGAAGCACCTTCACCAATAATTAATTTTAAAAGTGGATGCATACTTCTATCTACGCGAAATGTATCTGTGCAAATCTTTGCCCACATTTCCTTATTTACTGCTACTGACTTAGCAGTTTCTTTATAATCAACTACAAAGTTGTGCCACTTTGCGTCACCCTTTTGGTATTGCCCACGACCAGAATTTTTCTGACCCTTGGCACCATCCCTCTTAATCTCGTTAGCCTCAGACATTATATCTTAACCCTAGATTCATGATTTAGAGAGCATCTAAAACTTAAGATCATTTGATCCTCATCTAGAAGCCCTTCTGGTACTACCTCGTCACATTCAATACATGTTAGAGATCCCTGTATCTTTATTGTGTTTTGTTTTTTAGAAACCTCAAGAAAATCTTCTAGGGACTCAGCCATAAATCATAGCCTCTAAGGTATCAACTACCTCTGGATTATCTCTTAAATACTGAACCGCCTTAGCCCTTCCCTGCAGCCTTTCACCAAGTACCGTGTACCAGGCACCGCCTCGCTCTACCTTACCCATCATTTCTGCTACGTCTAGTACCTCTGCTACTCTATCTATTCCAACATGAGATCCTTGGTAGTAAAAGTCATATTGTCCAGAAAGATTTGGAGGTCCAAGTTTGTTATAATCTACAATCCAGTTTACTGGACGACCAACTTTTTGTTGAATTAATTTATCGCCAACCTGTACTTCATCTTTTATTTGGTTTGCTTCTGCTTCTGATGACCAGAGTTTGATAACCGTGCTGGAGAAGAACTTAACGGCCATTCCTCCAGTTGGGATATGTGATGCGTGCATACTGCCAAATTGATTTCTTTGTTGGCTGATGAGTACCAGGAGAGTATCCTGATTAGCGTAATTAAGCATTTTGACTGCATGTGTCATGTCCTTTGCTTCCGCGCCGATCTGCTTTGTATCTTGTAGTTGTTTTAATTCATCGCCATCTTTGTCAAAGTAGATGGCTGGAAGTAGTGCAGAGATAGAATCAACTACAATAATATCAACACCAGCAGTCATTAGGCTTGTTCCTACATCTACCATGTCATTAATAGTCTTGGCTGGAGAATAAATTAGTTGGGATGAATCAACCCCAAGCCCCTCCGCCCATGATGCTGAATATGATGATTCTGAATCAATCCAGGCACAGGTCTTTCCTTCTTTCTGCGCCATGCCAATCATTTGTAGGCAGAATGAAGATTTTCCAGCACTCTTGTTTCCCCAGACCATGACCTGTCTGCCATATCCTAGTCCACCTTTAAGTGATAAATTAAGACCAATGCTTGGAGTTGCTTGTTTTTTTACGTCTACTTCTGTTGCTAGTTGTATTCTTTGTCGTGTTTTTGGGTCTAGTTTTGCCAGAATCTCTTCTGCGACCATCATCATTTAAACTCTTTTCTAATTCTATGGCAAACTCTTTATATCTTTTAAGTCTACTAGCGGCAATTCTGTCGATAAGGTAAAGAATTTCCTCATATTCACTAGATTTAATAACTAATAAATATTCATCTTCGATGCCCTTTAAGACATAGCCTTCCATTATATTACTATTATATCATCCACGAACGCCGTGAAGTCTTGGCCTATCCTTATTTACCCTTGCCTTTTTTCTAACTGTTTTATTTAATGAATCAGTAACGATACCATTGTTATATAGACCAGCATATAAATCAAGTACGCGAATGATAATGTCAGCAAGTTCTTCAACTACAACATCCTGCCCCTTATCCTTACGCAAAGCCTCTAGGACTTCTGTCACTTCTGAATGCACCATTGCTAATTGCTTGCAATAGAAAATAAAATCATCTCCTGGCTCCATAAATGCTAATGGAGTCCAAAATCCTTTTTCTATAGCCGTTTCATGTAACTGCTCTGCTAATTTATCAAGATTCATTTGTCTCCTCCAGAGTTATCTCAAACATCTCTGTCTCGTCATTAAAATCAATTCTTAATTGATAGTTTTCGTCTACTTCTTCTAGTAATGCTTGTGGACTTACTTCTACCTTCTTATATCTTTTAAGAATAGCCATAAGCACTTTCCCTAGATTAAGATCTACTGCCTGCTCACTCATCCTACATTCCTAACTGTTAGTGTTCCATCTTCCATTTTGCCTATTTGCAAATCAACAATTGTTCCCGACTTCATCTTTCCTAATGCTTGTGCATACAGTTTGGGGAACACAATAAGTCTCTGCATTTCTTTATCTTTATTAGACACAATAACGTGTGCCATCATCTTGCCAGCCTTTGTTTTATAGTTAGTAAAATCTACTATAAACTTTTCTCCTTCTCCAGCAAGGACTTCTTCCATATAAAGGAATTCAATAAAGGGATCTGCCTTACGATCAACTACGTCCTCTATAGTAACATATCGATGAATTCGATTGTCCCCTACTAGGAAGAAGTACATGTTTCCTGTTTCGATCTGTGTATTTTCGGAATGAAAGATCCCGATTGCTCCAGTATCGTCTACCAATTCTACTCTTGACCATCCCTGCCCCTTCTTAATTGACTTAACCATAGCAAGAAGAACGTAGCAACCGTCTTCTGTAAAGTCTTCTAGTGGAGATACTTGTGATCTTACATACGGAGTAATTCCCTTAACGTCAAACTTAGGAATATTTAGATACTCATAGTAATTCTCAGATTCATTTCCAGTACGGGGATTATCATCAAAGGCCGCGCCACCGATTGCGTTAAGTGCAGAAATAGCACGACTGTTAACACCACTCCCCTTCTTCTGGGAAAATTCAATTAACTCTGCGTAATTACTAAATGGCCTTGCTGCAATTAATTTATTGCTAATACTTTCACTAATAAACTTAATATCTGCAAGTCCGAACCTAATGCTATCTCCCTGTAAACTAAAATCTATGTCAGATTCATTAACATGAGGAAGTAAAACCTTTAGGTTCAATCTCTTTGCCTCTAGCAAGTACTCTGTTCTAGCATCCTTGTCGCCCTCGTTTTTAAGAATAGCAAAGATGAACTCTAGTGGATAGTAATGCTTGAGCCATGCGGTCCAGTATGAAAGCATTGAATATGCTACGGCATGAGAGCGGTTAAATGAATATCCTGCGTGAGCCTCAAAGTCGTGCCACAGATGCTCTGCATCCTCTACACTAATATGATTTACTGCTCCTGAAATAAACTTATCCTTGAACGCATCAAACTCCTTAGCGTCCTTCTTCTTGCCAATAATCTTACGGACCTTATCAGCCTCTGCCCAAGTCATTCCTCCAAGGTGGACGCAGGCTTGCATTACCTGTTCCTGATAGATAATAACGCCATATGTACGCTCAGTAAATGGCTTCATGATCTCATGGACGTACTTAATTTGTTCCCGCCCCTGCTTGCGTGAAATGTACGCTGCGCCTACGGTATTCATAGCGCCAGGACGTACTAGAGCATTAGAGGCAACAAGATCTTCAAATCTTTCGACGCCCATTTTAATTAGCAGATTAGTGTACGGAGTTGCTTCTGCCTGGAACACGCCCTTGGTAAATCCATTAGATAGATCTTGGTAAACTAACTCATCATCTAGTGAAATAGAGTGCAAATCAATATCTTTACCATGACGATCCTTGATGATATCTAGCGTATCTTTTACGACAGAAAGAGTTTTAAGTCCTAGAGCATCTAGTTTAATCAGTCCAATATCTGCTGCTTGCTCCATGTCATATGCTACAACTGGAACTCTTCCACTAACTTTATCGTTAGCATCACTTCTAGTTTCCATCGGAGCATACTTTGAGATAGGCTCTTTTGCAACAACTACGCCTGCTGCGTGAACACCTACTGCACGGATACGACCACGCAACTTGCTAGCCAAGTCCGTCACTTCTGGGTACTTATCACGGAACCACCTAGTATTTGGATTTGATTCAAAATCCTCCCAAGTCTCAATACCCTTCAGAGCCTTATTTACATCTCCTAGAGGTACTGCAAATACGCGGGAGGCGTCACGAACAACACCTTTGTCCTTAAAATACTGGAAGGTAGAAATACTGGCAACGTTCTTAAACTTTTTGCGTAGGTATTCCTTAACCTCGTTACGACGCCTGTCCATAAAGTCTGTATCAATATCTGGGAAGTCGTTTCGTTCTGGATTAATAAATCGGAAGAACAATAGATCATACTCAATAGGATCTACTTCTGTGATGCCAAGCAAGTAGCATACTAGAGAGCCAGCAGCAGAGCCTCGCCCTGGACCTACCAGAATATCATTTCCCTTTGCATACTGAATCATATCCGCAACTACTAGGAAGTATGAGGCAAAATCCTTGTCCTCAATTACTCCAAGTTCCTCATCTAGCCTAGTACGGTATTCATCGTTATCTAATTCTCTTTCTGAGAGAGACTTTTCGCAGAGTTCCCGCAACTGTGTATTTGGGTTCTTCTTCGGCTTAGGAAGAAGGGATAGATTCTCATGATACTCATACTCTCCAATCTTATCAGCAATCTCTAGAGTGCTTTCATAAATATCTGTACGATCAATTCCAGAATTCTTATACCAAGTATCAATATCCAGACGATTTTGAATAAATAGATCCCAGCCCTCAAAGGAGATGGGGCGTTCTGGGTACAGGTGATTAAGCCTTTCGAACACATCCTTGATCTGCTTGCCAGATGCGTAAGATGCATCCTTATTCATATTAGGCTTAGTAGAAAGGATGAGTAGTGCTTCTTCTACTGCTCTCTGGTCTTCCCGCGCAAAATGGCAGTCAGATGTAGTGACTGGCTTTATCTTGTACTCATCTGCTAGATTGAGTAGTGAATGATTAATCTCTGGTGGATTATGTGGCTGAACTTCCATGTAGAAGTCATCTTCAAAGCGGTTCTTAAACCACTTGAGCATATTGCGAGCCTTCTCCTCGTCACCGCGCTGAATTGCCTTAGTGATAAGACCATTAAGGCATCCTGAGAGAACAATAAGACCATCGCCATAATCACTCAACACTTCAAAGTCGATTCGTGGTTTGCGGTAGAAGCCCTCGTTCCATGCTAACTCAGATAACTTCTGAAGGTTCTGTAATCCATCCTGATTTTTAGCGAGCAGGATGATGTGATTAAATACCTGAGTATTGTCATCACGACTTTTGATATCTCGCTTGTCAAATCTATCTGTCTCTGAGATATAAGCCTCTACTCCAAGAATTGGCTTTAGTCCCGCCTCGCGTGCAGACTTCTGCATATCACGATGGGAAGATAGTGTGCCGTGATCAGTCACAGCAAGGGCTGTTTGACCTAGATCTTTTGCGGCTGACAACAATTCTGCTGGTGAGGAAAGGCCATCCATTAGACTGTAATGGCTATGAACATGTAGATGTACTAAATCAGTCACTTTTCTCCTATAATGCTGCTAGGGCGGTATTTCTACCGCCCTAGCGTAGCATAATTTCTATTTACCATTCAACATTTGATGATGATGAACCGCTATCTTCTCCACCAGAAACGCCTGTGTAGAAGCCTTCTTGCTCATCGTAAGGAACATCACGAACTGCGATCTTCTCAAGATCAAACAGTTCTAGTTCGTCAATATCTACTGGATCTGAATCCGTAGGTAGTGGAATGATGCTGTAGTTTGTATCGGTACGCTCTCCTGTGCGCTTCAATCGCCAGGTGTTGGAAGTGATACTTCCAGTTTCTCCAGCGTACTGGATAATCTCAGGTGTGGCTGACTTGGGGCCAGTACCTTGAGAGAAAATTGCAACGTATGGATCTTCATTACCATCGTTTACAAGGATGTTGCAGTAGAGTCGGCTACGACCCTTCCAACCAGCCTTTGGGTCACGACGATGCATCTCGCATCCAAAGCAGCGACCCTGGTCTTCAATGCTGCAAAGAGCCTTGCGACGGTAATCAGATGGGTTGGTATGCTCAACAGCAATAAATGCTAGTCCAGCCTTATCGCTATAATTTGGTGAATCAGGATCTAGTTCCTGAAGAAACTTAATCTTTACACTCTGACCATCGTTTAACTTTAGCCAGCGACCGCGAGGACCGTCTGAAGAAGCAGCGGGGCGATCAATTGTTTGGTTCATGGCCTTAAGACCTTTTACTAATCCCATTGTATATCTCCTATGTATATTGGGCTATATTATGCCCTGTATAACTATTGTACCATTCTGTATTCGTAGTCTGCAAGGGAATTTTCTATACAAGTTCTAATCTCTTTTTCTGTCATGTCCCCAACATCTTTCGCATCATGTGGATATAGGATATCATTTGAGTAATGTGCCCACAAGACTTCTTTTGTCTTTAAAGTATTTGCTATGAGTTTCCCAAGACTTCTTCCCGCCTCGTCAGCATCAGTCATAATGATAATCTTACTAAAGTTTCTATTAAGATTACTAAGATTTATCTTTGACATGGAGCCTCCTAGAGTAGCAACAACATTTGGATATCCAGACTGATGTACTCTAATCGCATCAAAGGAGGACTCTACTATAATTACCGCACCGCCCATTCTCTTAGCACGATGAATATTAAACATAGTCTTATTTCTTGGCAGCCCTGTACTATTCTTAAAAGACTTACCCTCTATTGATCTACCTACAAGACCTACTGGAATTCCATCTGGTGAATGTACTGGAACAATTACCATATCTTGGCTTGCAGAATATCCAAGTTTAAAGTGATCTATTGATTCATCATTTATACCGCGCCCATTTAGATATTCTCTAGATCTATCATTTATCTGAGAGTGTAGGCGATCTAAGACATTCTGGTCAAAGTCGGCGTACTCAGGCTTTTCGTCTAGAATTTCTGCAAGTTCTTCTTCGAAATTTTCCTGTGCAGTCTGCTGTGCAGAAATAATAAATCTTAATGCCTCAAATTCATTACGATGTGTAATATTTTTTACCAACTCAACAATAGTTCCGCTGGCTCCACATGATGGATTAAAGCATAGATATAAGCCCTTCTGATGGCTTACAGAAAATGATGGTGTATGCCTATTGCCATGGAATGGACATAAGCATAAAAAGTCATTAGATGTTTCGCTTACAACGTGCAGGCCAAGTTGCCTTACTATTGCTCGCATGTGCGAGGGGCTGTAAGTTTCCAAGAGCATTTGCTTCCTTATTGCTTAGGTATCAAGGACTGTCCTGAGAAGCCTTCATACTGATAGGCTTTCTTTTTACCGACATATACTCCATATAATACTATCTCAAAATTGTATATGTCTTGTTCTTCATTATAGTCTAGCCAGAATTGTACGTCAAGGTCTAGCATGGGGACGTAGCCCTGACTTCTCATATCTTGTTCCATAAGATATTGATATTCTTGTCTTAGTCTTGGGATAGATGAGTCATCGTTTATTTGACCACTAATGCCAAAACTTTTCATTTTTTTACCCATGATGATACCTAAAATCATTATATCATCAAACAGGGATATCGTCATAGATCTCTTTTACCACTCCACGATCAATATCCCAGTCTAGGTAGAATGCAAATTCTGTTCCATGACGGTTCTTTCGGCTAACGACTTCAATGATATTTGTATCTGGATGACGATGCACAGCCATTGCCATATCAGCATCATATTCAATAGCCTTTGACCATGCTACCTGTGATAGTAGTGGTGGCGAATGTTGGTCTGATACATCATCCATTGTGGCTGCTGTAATGTCAATGACAGGGATATTATTACGAACGGCTAGTAGTTTAAATTCCCGCGAGATATTACGGTTCCGCTCAACTTCAGAATTAGATCGCTTAGTGTCATTAAACAACTGGTGATAATCCAAGATAACAAGGTCGGGGCGATGCTGATCGATTTTACCCTGTACTGTCTGCGGTGTAACTTCATTTGTCCCCTCGTTAGATACTAGAATAAAACTATTCTTATCATCAAAACGCTTCTTTGCCCAATTGTGGAAATCATCAATGTTAATATTGCCACGGGAAAAGTCGGAGGCTCTAAACATTCCGCTTCCAAGCATAGTATAGATACGGTCACGCATATTCTCTGGACTCATCTCTAGAGAAACAATCATAGGCTTGAATCCCTGCTCCCATGCCTTACATGCCAAGTATGAGGTAAGCCATGTCTTTCCACGACCAGGCCAGCCGATAGCAACAATAAGATGCCCTGGGGCCATGCCAGTAGGATAGGCTAAATCAAGCGCGGTGAAACCAGTTTTGATGCCTGGACTACCACCCATAACTTCTGAGCGTTCCTGGACTGCGATAATGTGCTTCTCTGCCAACTCATAGTCAGTAAGATCAACATCTCGCACATTATTAGTAAGCCTTGAAAGAGATGCAATTTCTGATTGCATATCTGCAAGAACCCTAGCAGCAGCATTTTCTTTTAGTGATGATCCACTCTTCATGAGTAGATTACGCATACGAGATGCAAGATACTCATTCTTTAGTTGGTCAAGATAGTACCCAGTCTCAGCAGTAACCTTGACGGGCTCAAAATCACGGAACTTCTCCTGAAGTACATTAGCATCTGGAACAGACTTAAACTTGTAGTAGTAAGACTTCAGACCTTCCCAAACGTCGCGGTGGGATTGGAAAATATCATCAACGTTATCTGCCAGAATAGTAGCAATATCTTTATTCTGACATACTGATGTAATTACTGCTGCTTCTGTATTCATGAACTTTCCTCCACCATTTTTTTAGTAGCCTCTCGCAACTTTTGACGACGACGAGAATCTTCGTTTGATTGTAGCAGCATGTCATCTAATCTGTCGAAATTATAGAAGAACCATTGAAGTGGATGCCCTTGCTTAGTAACACGAAAATAATACTCAAGCAACTCTCGCGCCCTGTCATAACCGACTGATTCGATAACATCTTGCATGGCCCACTTTTCCTTAAACTTGTTAAGTCGGGCAATCTTATTGTATTTGTCAGAATACAGTTTTTCATAAAGACTTAGAAGTGCATATGGCTGTTTAGTATCAGCCTTAGCCATTCTTCAACTCCTTCTCAATTTCTGAAACCTTTTCGATTACCTTCTCTTCTACAAAAGAGTACACCCTATCGGTTGCTGCGTCAACAGTTTCTCCCTGTCGAACATAATCTTCCACGCCGATAGAGACTCTAAGGCTCTCATAATTTCCAAGATTTCTTACAAATTGTAGTTCAACTCTAACATTTGTTGATTCATGATTGTGGGTTGTCATCAATAAATCCTAACTTTAGTTGTTCAGAACTTCCTTCTTCTTCAAACTGGGAGAGCATGGCATATAGCCTAAGCCATCTATCTGAAACTGCCAGCATAGAATCAACATCCCTATGCTCAATCGCAAAGTCGAATGCTGCCATTAAAGATGTAGCACACTCATTGAGTATACCATCCTGATCTAAAACTAGTGGCTCTTCTTCTTTCTTTTTTTTACCCATTATCTACCAATCTGGCTGTTTCCATACGGGAACATACTCGCCGCTATTATCTTTAGTGTATAAGACTGTTTCTTGTCTTATCATTGCTTCTAACTCTGCCCTACTCATTAACTTAGTATTAGTTATCTGACCATCGTTTCTTGGACGACCACGATGTACAGTTAAGAGATATGAATGTAAATCTCTTAAATCATCTTCACTAAATAAAAATTTACTTGGTGCTTTTGTTTCAAGGGAGTACGCTTGCTTTGGTCGTCGTATCTTACCCTCTTTAATATATTCATGAATCATTAATGGATCTCTATCGAACATCTTTGAGACTTGTTTCATAGTAAATGCTTTTTGCATATTTTGTTTTGCTACAGACCATATATAACTAACGCGACGATGTTCTTCATAATTCCACGCTGTTATTAAATCTTCAGCACGACTTAATCTCAATACTCTATGATGCTGACCATTGATGAAAAAGAATCTTAACGAACTACCTTTTCTAATTCTTGATGACTTAGCCATTTACCAAGTGCGCCCTTGTCTCTTTTAATAAACCATCTCTTGCCACATCTAAGGCAGAATAGTTCCATTCTAAGTTCGTGAGAAAATACTCTATCAATGAAAACATTACCACCATTACATTTTTTATGAAACATCATGAAGTAAATACTTTCCCATCTACTACACATGTATAATCATGTATCTGAATTAATTGCATATGTGGGTAATCATTAACAACATGTGCTACGGCAAACCCTGCCTGCCAGTTTTTTTGAATAGAGTAATCCATCTGATCTTCATCACAAAGATGCCCGATTTCGTATCCACGCAACTCTTGACCAGAAAGATTATATGTCTGGAAGTATGCACCCATTCTATGTGAATGACCACGCACTAGAGATACGCCCCAGTTATTTACGTCATTACGAACTGACTCTCCAGCGTGCTTAGAGATAGATTCTCCATGATGACCATACATATCTCCAAATCTTTGAACAGGAGGCTCATTCCAATTATGCCATTCAAATCCAGCATTGGAATAATCATATAGCGTGTCTGCTGTTACTATTTCAAGGAACTGCGGCGCTTTCTTAGCAAGGTATTCGCCGTGGCGAGTCCAGCCATGATTCCCATCGTGAAAATGGCAATCAGCATTGGGGACGATCTTTCTGATATCTTTAAGGAACTGCTTTGTCTCACGAACTCCTCCATCATCTATAGATATTGACATTTCTAGCGGCTTATCTGCCGCCCACCTACTAGTGGAATCTGCATCGTCAATATCACCAAGCAAGTCTACTGCGTCTGGCTTGAACCATTTCATTACCTTTAGAAAAAGATCAACCTTACGCGGGTCATGTCTAGGGAAGTGAACGTCTGAAACCATCATCCACTTTAGGTCGTTATTCATAAAATTCCTATCTATTTATGCGCCTTCATATGCTGGGCGCGGGTACATACAAAAAGATTATACTCTTCATTGCATTCTTTGTCAGCATTAATGTGATGGACTGTTTCCCAGTCCTTTAATATTCTACAATATTTCTTTTCCATAACAAGACGGTGTTCATAATACCATCCTCCTCCAAAGCACTTAGGATGCTCTGGAGTCCATACAATAACATATCCGTCTTTTACCTTTTTGTTTCTTTTTTGCCAATCTAAAAGAGGTTTATAAGACACTATCCATTTTCGCCAATTGCAATGACATGCAAGATAAGCCGCTTTTTAGTCTTTCTCCTAAGATCAACAGTTACAGAAAGTCTAGAAATATCTCTCATTATCAAGTTAGGTAATTCTGTATCCCCGCTTGAACCAGAGGGATCATATAATGTTGCAGTAACAACAGGCCATGAAGTAAATGTTCCACTTCCAAAGTTTACCTTTATGGAGTTTGATGAGCCGCTTGGGATAGGTATTGCAGTAGCAAAAACCTTAGTATTTTTAATTGCTAAATCTTCATTGCGAACTTTAGCAATAGGTTCTGTTGGAATCCTACGCTCTAGATCATTAATCTTATTCTTTAACTCCTGAATTGTGGCAAAGTCTATACGAGCATATGCCTCATTAATCGCTGACAATTACTTCCTCCGATGTAGCCTGAAGACTATTAATTATTTCTTCACGCTTGTTAATTTCTTCCATAGCCTGTGCCTTTAACATAGCCATTTGAAGTTCATAGTTCGATGTGATCTGACCAATTCTATTTTGCAACTCTTGTATAATTAATTCTAAATTGCTAGACATTTGTCTCTACCTCTCTGATTTTTCCCATAGTCCATCCTCCGTTAAAGTCTGTGTAGGCATAAAATAGAGGAACCCCCTCTGGCTCAACATACGGCTCTCCAAACTCTGAAGAAATATACCTATAAAGACTATCAGCGGCATTTGTCATACCGCTAGGCGCTACCACTATGATATCATTTTTTAGTAAATAAGACCTAGCGAAAGCACAGAGCATAGTGCCAATTTTTTTACCACGGAGTGAAGCCTTGACATAGACTTCTGCAATAACACCACTATCTAAATATACTGAGATATAGGCATCTGGTAGGTCGAATGGTTGATTAATCGAAAGACTATTTTCAGTATCAAGTATCTCGCCCTCTTCATGATTAGAATTTGCATAAAGAGATAGAACTTGAGTATTTCTTTGAACGTTTTTAAATGTATTCATCCACATCCCTGAAAACTCTATGGGCCAAGCGCCCTCATCTAATTCAGGAATAGTAATAACTTCACTCATTTACTCCTCCAAACATCTCTTCAGCATATAACAATCTTGTTTCTTCAAATGGGGTATAAACTCTATATGCCTGTGATACTATTTTAGGATATGGAGAAGCATCTGCATAATATTCTTGCATAAATTGCATTAATTGAATAGCACTTGGTGTTGAAACGTCTGGCCTTTGAATTACTTTACCATTTTGTGCTGCATATATTGCTGCTAAACATGCCAAGGTTGCTCCTACCTGTGCCCTGCGAACAGTTGGCTTTACATATATTTCCCATATTTGCCATTCTATAGTTCCCCAACTAATGTACGCATCTGGGTACTCATCTGGATATATATTTAATAATGGCTCTGAAGATTCTATTAATGTTCCTTCTGGATAAAGATCATTAAAATAAATTGCTATAACTTGATACTTTTTAGTATCAAATTCATTGCTACCCTGATCTATTGTAATAAAATTCATCCAGCCCCCAGCAAATGCTTCAGGCCACACTCCGCTTATTGTATCTTCTACAAATTTATTTGCTCTTTGGAATCCAATTTCATTTGATGGATCTAATGGCAGATTCTCTTTTAATTCTTTTTTAAATATATTCATATAAATTCATGCCAATCTAGTAATATCCCATTGTAATATTTTATAACTTACTGGTAATGCATTAGTTGATTCAGATGCTATTTTTATTAAAGGTCTTGCCCATATGTTTCCTGATGGGAATACAACATCATGAGTTAGGGTTTTAGTGCTAACAAAATAATTTGTTTCAAAATCTGTGCCTACTTCGGTAAATGTTGATGTTCTTGCTATATCAATTCTTGCACTCCAATGTGTTGAACTTCCGCTTCCTTTAAAATCTGCACCCTCATATGTAGGTGCTGACCAAAATCCTGTTAATATCGTTGGCTGAAGAAAGAAGTCTGGCTGCCAAGACCGTCTATCTGTAGACACGACTGAATCTGTAATTGTTGATATAGTAACCCATGTTGAGTTATTAGTGCTTGCCTGCAATCTCCATGATACTGGATCACGCTCGGGAGCATCATTTGCCGTTGCAAATCTATACCCACCAATTGTTGTATTTGATGCAAAAGTCATATTTAAAATGGCTGATGTTTCTGTAAAGTCTAACCATTTTGTATTAAGATTACCATCTCCGGCCTGAACTGGTCCTTCCCCCGCTGGATAACTTCCAGATCCACTATATGTAGGGCTTAAATTACTTTTATTAACATCAAAAAGCCTAAATTCAGAAAGTTGAACAGAGTTAGCGGCAGCACCATCTCTTACTTTATCTATTAGTAATCTATAATATCTACATGGCATGACTCCAAACGTTTCGTTTGCTGGAGTCCTGCTAGAAATAACTACCCTGCTTCTATATTCAGATCCTGATGGTACATTTAGAGGCCACTTAGATCTAATAATCCCATCAGCAAAGTTATTAGAATATTTTTGAGTTAAATATACATTTAATTCTCCAGCCCCTGCTGTATATCTACAATTTTGATCTGGTCCACCTAGTGCGGTATCAAAGGATAACTCATACATCCCATAAAGACCAAAGTAGTTATTCTCTGATACATTAAAGGTGGGATTCATACTGTACTGCCAAAACGGATGCAAATTATTTACGGTACTAAAAGCAGAAGAATTTCTATGCCAATTTATGTCCCATGCAGAACCATTTTTTCTTCTTATTGTATCTGCATATTGCCAGTTTCCACTAACATTTTTTGCAATGCTTGTTGGTATTCTCCAGTTACCATCAGCATTTTTATAAATAATCATATTACTACCAATATTGTATTTGATGGATAATTTGCTGCTGAAGGCAACGATCCTGCTGATGCAGTTGTTCCATACCATGCTTCTACTGTTGTAGTCGCTGAACTATTTCTAAACCCACTTCCAGTAAGAAGTCCTAATCCAGATATTGCTCCCAAATCTTGAATATCTGCGTCTGTTAATGTTACTGCTCCAGTTCTAGTATTAAATGAACTTACTCCGCTAGAACCACCACCAGTACCAACATCTACTCCATTAAATTTAAGTGCAGTACCAACTAATCTAATTTGACCATCAGAAGTAATAACAAGATTGCTAGTAGATGGCTGATAATTAATAGAAGCATTTATTGCACTTGCATCAGCATTGTAGAAATTAATGTCTGAATCTCCTGCAAGGTTAATGCCGTTATTGTTTATTCTCATTAAGAAGCCTGAAGTTGGCCCGTAGAAATCAAATCCGTTGGTGTATATTCTAGCCCTATTAGAGTTTCCTGAGCCTGGAAGAAATAGATAATCTAAGGTAGTACCTAGAACAAGTCCAGAACCTAGTCCAGAGAAATTTTTACTTGAGGCAGTAGTGTTAAGTTCCCCAATTACCCCGCCAGCAGTTGTAAGAAATTGGATAGAACCGTTTCTTACTGATCCAGTTAAATCTGAGACTAACCTAAGGGTATCAGTCTTAATTTCAGTATAATTGCCATAGGTAGGATCATTACCATTAGTAAGAAGCCATCCATAAGCAGAATCTCCAAAGTACCCGCTAGTAGCGCGAACCTCTCCTAAAAATGTTGCATTACCTCCAGCAACATAAAAATTAGTAGCACGAATTTCTGCATTTGATAAATCAAACTTTGCTCCTGCTTGAGCAAAGTTGCTTCCTACTGCTGGTGCTACATATCCAACAGACTCAATGCTTCCAGTTCTAACTTTATTACCAGATATTGTTGTAATATCTCCTTCTGCTCCGCCAGTTTGGATATATCCAGAAATAGATACGTCACCAGTTGCTGCATTAAGAGTGAAAGTAGAAGTGCCAGAAGTATTATATGCAGTAAGACCATTAGCATTCATTATTAATCTAGCACCAGAATCTGGCGCTGAACCAACATAGATAGAGCCTGGACTTTGTATCTTTACATTTCCATCAAAGGTGCCGCCCTTGGCATTTATAGTACCAGTTACAGTTAAATCAGTACCGTCAAATAGCAGCCTATTTTTTAGTGAAAACTTTCCAGAAGTATCAATATATATGCCCGTATTAGTGTTATTATACGTCCCAGTTCCAGAGAATATTTGACCAAGTGCGCTAGTGCTTTTTATTGTTATTTGCTCTGAACTAGTTCCCACTTGTATATATTCATTAGCATTAATTCTTCCTGCTGTAATTTTATCTGCAGTTAAACTTGATATATATGCGCTACTAAATACAGTCATAGCAGATGATTGAACTGCTGGAGAAGCATCTGAGATATTGCCACTTGTATCTGTTATACGAGTATAAAAATATCTTTGTTCATTCTGTTCTAGTGGTACATAGATTTTCCCTTGATTAGTACCGCCATTATATGCAGCAGAAAACATTCCAATCTCAGAAGCATTAGCATTAGCAGAAACTCCTGTTCCTGGCGCTGAACTATAGCCAGAGTTTAGCATAAATACTTTAACATCTGCTATGTCAAGCGGTAGGGCTGTAGATGTTCCATGCTCTATTGACTCTTGAGAAATAATAACAAGCATCGGGCCACCAGCAGATGATCCAGCAGTTACTGTAGGCGCTTTGGGCCTTGGTGGTGGAGTAGTATCTCCCAGAGTTACCTGAGTAGATGTAGTAGAATATGAAGTTCTATTTTGAGTTTTATCAAACGTGCTGATAGAAAAATCATATGATGTAAGTGGTAAAAGATTTCCAATTGCTACACTAGTTAATGGTGAAGAATATGTAAATGGAATGTTTACCCATGTGTAGTTAGTTGGAGATGCTGTTCTAGCATATCTTACTGTAATACCCGCCAAGTCTTCATTAACAGTTCCTGATGGATTGGCCCAAGAAATTTCCATGAATCCTGCGCCTGGAGTATATGAAATGCTAGTTCTTTGGTCTGGTGGAGTTGTATCTACTGTAACAGGATTAAGTGGTGTTACTTCTATCCCAGTTGTTGGTGCTAACTCAGATTCCCCGCCGAATGTGTCAACATGTGAAACTTTTATATATCTAGTTGAATAACCTACAACCTTTATAGAAGATGGGGTAGCAGTAACATTTTCTATAGCGGTGTATGTTCCAGATACAGTAGATGATTCATATATTTTTGTATATGAGTAATCTGTTTCTTCTGGAGTATCCCAGGACACACGGTATCCCATAATTTCTGCTGCAACAGATACATTTTGTGGTGCTGCTGGAGGTGGGTTGCCTCCAGTTTCACTTACACCAGAACTTTCATTTCCGCTTCTATCTACAGATTTTACTTCAATTACTATTGGATTTGCTACTCCTCCAAATGCGAATAGCATAGAGTCATAGTCTAATGAAAAACTTTGTGACTGCGCTGCATATACTTTTGTAATTAATGGGAAGTCTGGGCTTGTTAATGTAACTTTAAAATATGCAAAGTCTTTTTCTGCAAGTGCTGCTGATCCATCCCAACTAGCAGTAAACCCTGAACCATCAAAGGACACTACCAAATCTGTAACGGGTGGCGGAGGAACATCTTTAGTATTTGTGCGGAATTTAATTGGTTTAGACCATGCAGAAGGCTTTCCATCTTTAGGAACTGCAAGAACCTCTACAATATATGTAGCATTAGGCGCTAATCCCTTAAGCGTAAAAGTTTTACCATTCTGCTCTATAGCCATATTAACTAATCTCCAACCTATATTCTATATCCATTTCTACGCCAGACGGCTTAACAATATAATCATTAGAAGTATTACCCCCTGCAGATCCTACTAAAGCACGGCTAACTAGGGCAAAGTCTAGGTTGGTTTCGTCAGTATCATTAAATTTAAATGCATCTAAATGAACTACCGCTCCTGATGCTGCAGATGAAGAAACTGTAATTTTAGATACATTATTATTAAAGTCTCCAGTAGTAGTGAAATTACCTAATAATGTTGTTACAGTTTTGTATCCAGTTGCAGACCCACTTAGAGTAAAGTCATAATATTTTGTTCCTGCTGTTGGAAGTTGGTCATCTGAAAATGTTATTCTAACAGTTTTGTTACTTCCTGTTGAGTATGTGTTATAAAGAATGGTTATGCTGTCAAGTTGTGTGTAGCCAGAAATATCAATTCCAGATTCTAGAACTGCAGTAATTCCAGAATTTCCTATGATAAGGTTTCTATATCCAGATCGTCCATCGACAGATGCTTCTGTTCCAGAAAAATTACCAGATGTTAATTCTACTCCAGAAGAGTCAGTCCATACCTCAGAAAAGGTTGCAATTATTTTATCATCAAAGCCAAGAGAGGTAGCATTTACTACCTCTGGATAGAGTCCCAGTTCAAATATCCTTCCCTCTAGATCTTGTCCCAAGGTCGAATTTAGGACTATCTCTGAGTCATCAACACTAGAAATTAAAACTGGAACCCTTGATATTTCGAATTCTAATGCGGAGTCTGTAGTTGTTGGATTATTTAAATTCAATGAGCCAACAGCAATTGATCCTGCCCATGATCTAGCAGATCCGGCAAGGTAGTTTCTAATTATCGAAAGGCCATCTTCTGTAATAACATTATCGCATTCAGCAATAACATTATTGTCTACTCTTAATATATACTTACCCTTAACCAATTCTCTTAATCCTCACTTTATAACTTTCTATGCCAGTCGTTTCATCAAAAATTCTACCCACGACATTTACTGCTGCAGTACCATCTCCTGAAATAAGTACATTACCAAACGAGTTTATCTCTGTTGGAAGAGTGAATATATTGTTGTTATTTCTAAATTTTACAACAATAGTTGGGGACGGCTCTTTAGTTTCATCCCCCGTGTCGCCATCTCCTGTATCTCCAGTAGGATCTTCATATGGGGAATCGTCGGAACCTTGAAATAAAGCCTCATCTAATGCTTCATCAATTTCACTCTTTATTCTTAAATTAAAGTATTGACGAAGTTCTCTTTTTAAGGCTTCTATATCAATTTTTTGATTATCTGGCTTTCCCAATTAGACCAACTCCCATTATATTATACCACCGCGACCGTTTGTATCAATGGTTTTATTGTCAGAGTAGTATCAAGTCCCTGGTTAAAATCATGAGAGACTTTAGTAACTATATAATATTCATCTGAGGAACTTGTGACCTTGCCAGAATAAAAATTAAATTTAACAATATCTCCTATTTGTATTAGCGGGTTGCCAAAGATCTTTACATTTATTGCTTTATACCTGTATGAGAATGATCTAGAAATCATTGATGCAACTGCTTCTGCCTGAGATTGACTTTGAATCATTTCAGTATCTATAGAAATCTCATAACTATTCTTACCGCCAGGGATATTTCTTATGATTTCATATGAATCTCCAGCAGAAACAGTATTAGCAACTACCTGAAGAAGTCCGTTTTCAGCACCACTTATTGTATCTCCACCATCAGATATATTTAAATATACTGTTTCATTAGTAGTATTTAGGGCAGCGAATCTTGCCGTTTGTGGAGTTCCGTATACTCCAGATAATGCTACGGCACCACGACCAACCTGTCTTGTAGTTTTAACTACTCTTTGATTGCTATCATTACCACCATCAGTACCGCCGCCACCGCTATTTGGATCTGGTGCAGGATCTGAAATAGATCCGATACCCTTTGCTCTACGGGCAAAACTGAAATTAGTTACATTCCATTGATACCATGTCTCGGCGGTTCTAACTCCTGTTGCTGGTGAGGATGCTTCAACAATTTCATCATTTCCAATATACATAGAAACATGATGTGTATTATTTTTAAAGAAAAATAATAGATCTCCTTGCTGTAAATTAGCAGTAGATCCTGGGGTCACGCCAGGAATAGGAACCATTTCTTTTTCTTGAACATAGGTGTATGCAGTAAGTTTTATTCCTATTTGAGCATATGCTGCTGCTGTTAACTTAGAACAATCCCATGAATTTGGAGGGCTGGCTGTATAACTATAAGGCTTTCCAAGTTGTGCTAGTGCATACGATACAACTATTGCAATTCTTTCAGCATCTGTAGCCATTAATTATCATCCTCTGAATTTGAGTATTTATTTGTAAATAATGGAGCAGCCTGCCAAGAATCTATTTTGTATGTGTATCCCAAAAACTCTACTTTAGGAGTGCTAGTTACTGGGAAAGTATCATAGTCTACTTCAAAAACTCTCATGCCTCTGGCAATTGGTGTTGAAGTATAAGTAAAGTTATCTGATGCTGCATCATTGAATCCTGGGATAAGTTGCTTACTAACTATATTCTCAAGTAGATTATTTTCACCAATGAAGTATGTTGAAGATGCTGTTTTACCATTATACATGGCATAATCATCCTTTAGATTATAAATATTTAAATCGTTCATACCATCCGGCCTCTTTGACGCTCCAAATAAGAATTGACCTAGTATTCCAGATCCAAAGTTGCTAGCGACTACTCCAAATGACCCAGACTTTGGAAGCGGCTTAACTAATTTAACTGGCATATTCTTATACTCTTTTTTCTCTTTGTCATCCTTGCTTTTTTCTTCATTCTTATTTGGCTTAACAGTAACCTTTTTAGCAAAGGCTGATGTGCCGCCAATAAGCACCATGCATTCATCTCTTTGGTCATTTATAGATATAAAGACTTCTAGGTTTTCTCCCTCTTCAAACAGCCTTTCGCTATATTCAAATTCGTCTTTAGCAACTAGAGTTTTTCTATTTCCGTTGACTATCTGCTCAATAAAGACTACTGGCTCTTTTTTATTTTTATTTGCTTGCTTGCCAAACCAAACTATGAGTCCAGAGTCTATGTCGTCCCCACCATCTACTGTTACTCCAAGTGCTACTCCTAGGTAGCCCTCTTTTGTATTTGGAATATCTGAAATATTAAATGATGCAGAGAGTCGTTTTTTGTTTCCAACAATGTCGCTATTGTCGTTAGTATTATTAGGACTTACATATATGATTTTATCATTATCAGCACATGATACCTGTATTCCGAATTCTGTATTTGAGAAATTTTTAGAGTTTAAAGATACCGCTGTAGAGTTTTTATATCCTCCGCTAGACTTAGTAAACTGTCTTGCCCTCCATCTAGTTCCACCAGATATAGAAGTCTTAGTATGAGTAGTTGGCGTAGTACCATACAGTCCTCGCTGAACATTCATTAATTTCCCAGTTTCGCCATATGATATAGATCTGGCATTTTCATTAGCCATAAGGTTTCTAACTATCATATCAATATCTTCTTGTTTAGTTATGCAAAACTTTTGATTAATCGCACTTCCACCAGAGGATGTTTTATAAGTAAATTCATATTCTTTCCCATTATATGAAACAATTTCAGTATCTATTAGCAATAATGATGAATATGGAATATCTCTAAAAATTACTGTAGATTGTAGTGGGCTATATGGTATATAATTTTGTGCAATACCTAAAATTCCATTGCCAGTTATTGCAATATATGGGAGAGATACATTATCTTCCTGCAACGTCCATACTATTTTAGTTGATTCTTTTTTAGTTGATAATAAACTTGGATTCTTGCCTTCTTTAGTATTGGCTCCTGGCTCTTCTAATCCAACCTGTGGGATTTTATATTTAATAGAAATTGACTGTGGCTTTTCATTTTCAACAAAGTCAACTGACTCTAGGTTGCTCAATGAATTCACATCTGTTTTATCTTGAACATATAGGTCTACAGATTTTGTTGCTGGACTGCTGGTTAATTTTTTATAGTCTGAACTATATTGATATAGTGACTTAAATCTTACAGCGCCATACTCATCAGCATACATTGCTATTTGATATACCCTTGCTAAATCTTGAAGAACCTCTGATACTGAACTATCCTTTGAGGTCCAAAAATGTGATATCTTTTCATTGTCAGAGAATCCTAATTGTGAATCAGTATTAGAGGATAGCACTCTAATGTCAGATAGATCTTCATAGTAATAGTCTCCAAATCCTATTGGATCAAGTACCGCTCTGATGGCCTCTGGGATCTTCACGCTTCTCATATATACTGGACGGCAGAGGGTAGTTTGAAGGTTTTTGATAATGTCGAACGCGGAGATTTCTATCGCAGAGTCGTTGTCTGACCATTCATCTACATACATAGTAAATGCTGGGATATATACTTTAGATGATGAAACTCCTGTTCCAGATGTTGATGTGTCAACATCAAATCCTCCCCGAACCTTTGCTCCCTTTTTAAGCATACCCTTAATTGGAGATAGTGAAGAAAAATTACTAATTGGTGGAATATCTGGATCTGTATCTCCAGTAAGAACGTCTGGCTCTGTCCTAGTGATAGGAATATTAGACAGGGAAATCTTAGCACTATTTGATGACATATTCCCAATTGGTAGCACGCTATCACTAGAATCTAATTCTTTAATAATGTTAAAAGATTCTAAGTAATCGGTTACATCTATTTCTAGCCTAGGTGAAATTTCTATCATTTCTAGTCTTAATGTAGATGCTCCGACACCTTGTAAATCTGCATTGACGACTTGAATGTTATTGCATTCAAAATATATGCCATGAATTTCAACTGTACCAGCAAGATCGGATGCACCATTTTGAACGTATATTTGACCATCTGTTTTTCTTATTCTTGGGTAAAGATGGTTAGACCACTTCGTTGTAGTCCATGTTGTGCCATTATAATATAAAATTAAAATGCCGTTATTGTCAAACTGCTGGCTACTAATTAATGTTGAACTCCATCCAGATGAAGTTAATATTTTAACCGCAAAGTTCGTTGTGGTAAATGCAATAGAATTAATTTTTAAAACTATCTTATTAGTTTTAAATTTATTTTGGTACAGGCACCACATTCTTTGAGAAGATGACGGTATGCTAGTAGACCCAGAAACATAGTAACTATATGGATTTCCTTGGAACGGGGCCACAGATCTTTGCATGTTTTCATACTTTGGCCCAATAGCATAACTCATGCACATCTGTAATGGACTACATTGTTGATTTAATGCAACATTAGCAATATTTACTGTTGGTCTTTCTGCTAAAGGCATATCAATCAAGAATTCTCCAGGTCTATTAGTTTCAAATACTTCTTTTACTGGAAGTCTATTTTCAACAAAAACCTCGTATGGAGATACTTCTGAATAAATTAATTGGCCTACCAATAGCCCCGCGCTGTATTCTTTTGTAGGATGTATAGAAACCTCTAACTTAACTCTATTAATATTTTCAGCATCATCTGGATTAGCAAATGAAAGTGTAACTGGTAGCCAATCTATTGAATCTACAGTTAATGACTTTGTTACTACCTCTGATGTAACTACTTTGTTAGATGAGTCTAATCCATATGCTTTCAAAACTACATTGAATGACTCTAGTGCTGTAGAATTATTATTAGATATTTGATAGGCATAGTCAGATTTTAAAAACATATTAAATTTAATAGATTCTACGCCTACTGGACCCAATGTTGTAAAGGTAAAAGACTTTTCTACCTGTCCTAGTGGGTTACTGCCATATATAAGTTGAGCCTTTTTTACGTCATTAGAAAGACCTGTTGCTACCCCGCGTGCATCTACAGTAGATACTGTTCCCCCATTTGAGGCAGATAGCGATAAGTTTAAAGAAGCATATGTGCTACTTGGATTTGTTCCAGTACCATAAAAATATGGAGAACCTATATCATTTCCGTTAAATTCTAAGAAAACTCTTGGCTTAACATCAAGGGCGTAGTTATTCTTAATATAATTTTTTACCGTGCTGTTACCAAGCATCAGATCTCCGTAAATTCTGCTGTAATGTTCCAGTAATCAAAATTTCTGAATCTTTTAATTATATCAAAAGAAAACTCTGTCCAAAAAACATTTTTTGTTTCTATGTAGTGATTTGCATCTGATGTTTTATCATAATTTTGTGTTGGCTTACTTCTTTCTGTAGCATTTTGCATATAGAACATGCTCATCTCAAGGGGGGCGTAGCAATACTTATCGTAGAATTCTTTCATATCTCTAGCATCAGCATTGCCGTCAGAAACTTGGGATCTAATGGTTGGAAGCAGATTCCATTGGCATGAATACTTAGATTTTTTGCCTACAACATATCTACGCATAGTCCCATCTGCCATTCTTCCCATCTTATCTATAATTTCATAGTTAACAGATAATGGGGATCTAGAATGATCAGATAGAGTTAATATTGTTCCTGTACCAACGCTGGCACCGCTATTAAATTCTGACCCAGCAGCATACTTTAATCTAATAATACTAGGAGTTAAAAGTGTCATATTCTAATACCAGCCCGATTCATTTTTTCTCTACGCTGTAAGGTTTGCATAACAACTGATGCTATTTCTTCAGGAGAGGCATTTGTTCCAGATACGTTAACATTTATATTATACTCTGCAGATGACTCATTTGCCAATCCACCAGAAGACATTCCATGATAAGCGTATCCTCCACCGCCCATTCTAGCAACCATAGATGGATATCTAGAATATCCTCCTGCAGCCATAGCAGGAAGCATTCCCTTATTAATCATATCTAGGAATGGAATTCCATATTTCTTAACAGAAGATGCGCGAATAACATATTCTCCATTGGAAAGCATTGTTGGAATAATGTCTGCGGTAGGTCCACCTGGACCATAAATCATTCCACCAGTACCTCTAGCAATAAGTCCTCCGTTAGCAGCACCACCGGACATCTTAACCCACATTGGATTATCTACTGTTCCTAATGTGCCTAAATCAGCAGTTACTTCTAGGTCGCCTTCCCACCTATGACTTACATCGAATCCCATTGCTCTCATGCCCTTATTTGCTGAACCTAAGCCGCCTGCCATAGTCTTCTTAAGGAAATCTGGTAGAACACCATCATCATATGTTGCAACGAATGGAACTTGTACATTGAAGTTCTTTAAGGCATTAGATGTTGTAGTCTTAACTTCATCAGCCATGCCCTGTGCTAGTGCGGCTGCAACTGTTGGGTTTAGTCCCTTCTCTATGCCATCTGTATATGTAGATTTATAAATTTCAGCAGATATTGCATTAAGAATTTCTGGCTTAGTACTTCCTTCTTTAATCCCCTCAAGGAATAGGGTAGACACAGTTTTTGCTGTTTCTGGATCGAACTGGTCTTTAATCTTAGACCATTCATCTCTGAATTCATTTACAACAGTCTGTGCGCCATTTCTTCCATATAGACCCTTAATAACATCATATGATTCTTTAGCAGCATCTGCAGCCTCCTTTGGCCCCATGCCAAGGTTCCTGAACAATTCTACTGCTTGGTCTATCTTTTCTCCACGGGAAAGTACTGGATTGAACATTATAAATTCTAGATTAGATTGAATCTGTGCCTTTTGTTCATCTGGCAAATTAGTAAACTCTTCATAAAGGCTAAATTGTTGAGTGAAGCGATCTCTTATTGCGTCAAGATCGGTTACTGCACTAAGCACCATCTGATTGCTGGCATTGTAGAAGTTCATTGCATATGCCTGTGCTTCTTCTACTGTTGCACCATATCCATCGCGCAATTGCTTCATCATCTTTTGAATTTGCTCTGATTGAAGGAATTCTTCTGGAGTTAAGAATATATTCTCTTCTGCAACTTCCTTTAGTACTCCATCAATTGCTTGTCTAGTAAGATATGTTACTTCTTTAGCAGTCTTCTCTGCAGAAGATCCTCCACCTCCACCGCCGCCCTGAGCATCCTTGGTAGCGATTTCCTTTGCCTTTTGTAGAGCCTCTTTTCTCTTTTCTGCTGCTTCAATCTTACGATCTTCGATTTCTTGTCTACGTCTTTCATTTTCTTGCTCTTTATTCGTAGCCCTAGCATTATCAAGTCTGGATTGAAGCATTGCGGCTTCAGCAGTATTTCCTTCAGCCCTAGCGCGAGCAATTTGATTCTTTAGATCCTGCTCTTGCATAGCAAAGTCGAATGCTTGCTTTTCTAGGTCAAATAACTTCTGACGCTCTTCTCTTTCTTTTCTGATGCGTTCAATTAATTCATCTTGCTTCTCAATCTGTCTATCATATGTATCTTCTATTCCAGATGTATCGGCAGATCCACCACCGCCACTACCAGATCCAGTATCTTGTAATCTTTGCTCTCTAGTCTTTCCACTAAATTCTGCAGAAGAAGTAACGTCTGCAAGACCTTGTTGGATCTGTTCTGTAACAATAACTTGTCTCACAATAAGGAGGATTTCTCCTGCTGTCTTGCCTCTCAACTTATCAATATCATATCCAACTTCTGCAACAGCAAGTCTCGCTGCAGCCATGGCAGCCGTCATACTCTGAGTACTGGCAAATATCTGATCAAAGACCTCTCTACCATCTTGTGGAAGTTCTGATCTAAATTGTTGCATCTCATCTCTAGTAAGTCCTAGCATTTCTACTATTGGTAGAATGCTATCTTCAAAATCCTCTAACGGCTGAGTAGCAAATGCGTCAGCAATTACTTTACCTACTACTGAAACTTCTTCTCTATAAGTTTGAAGCAAATCAAGGTTCTGCTTAATGGCTGGGTTTATCATCTTTATATTACTTCCAGCAGTTACGCCTTGAGTAATTGGAGAAATAGAGTCTAATATTGCTTGACTTTGCTCTGCACTAATATCTTGACCATTTAATTGAATTTGATATATTTGTGGACCAGCAAATCCAGCATCTGCACCTGTAGCATTTCTACTTAATTGACTTATAAAGTTTGGATCTATTATCCCTGCTGCAAGTGAGGTTATGTCCATTCCCTCAATTTTTAATCCTTGAGAAACAAATTGTTCAAAACTTCTTGATGCCTGAGCAAAATCTTTACCAGCCTGGATTGGACTTAATTCTCCATATGTGGCAGGCATATATTGTTTGAATCCTGCTAGCAGTTCTTTATTTGCACCACTTACTCTGTCTCTTTCAGACTGTATGAATCCTTCCAGACCCCTTGACATAGATTCCTCTGCACCAGCAAAAACTTCTGCAGCATATACTTGCTTGTCTGTAGCCTTCATATACGCCTCTAGAATATTTCTTACCCCAGATTGATCAGCACCAGTTGCTAATGCAGATCCTACTAGTAATCTAAATGCTCCAGAACTCATAATATCTTCTGCACTAGTTGCATTTCTAAATGTTTGAGCCTTATTGTATTCTGCTGTTCCAGCCGCAGCATCTCTAATTGATTGTGCAAATTCGTCTACGGCACTTGCTGCTTCTTGAGTTTTATTATTTAACGCATTGAATGTCATTTCTGACATAGATTTAATATCTACACCAAGCAAGTTTTGTTCTTGTTCACTTAGGCGACCAAATTGTGATCTGATTGCTTCTATTCTTGCCCTGGCTTCATCATATGTTTTTTGAGTGGCTTCTGCCATTGCAGACACAGAAGGAATAATTGCTCCCAATATACCTCCAACGATCATTCCAGGAGGGCCAGCCATAGCGCCCATAGAAATACCAAGCCCCGCGCCGCCAAGAATATTAAGTCCAGTATTTAATGCTTGATTATCTCCAGTTGGAGCGAACATTGTAGCCATAGATGCTACAGACCCTAAGCCCATAGCAACTCCTGCTCCACGGCCTGCTAAACGCCCTCTAATGCCGCCCTTTCCAGCATTAGGATTATCTATTCCTGCTGCTGCATTTTGTTGTGCCAAGGCAGCGGCCTCTATATCAGCAGCAACCATTGCATCTAGTCTATCTTCTGCAGCATGGAATTTAGCAACTGCTGTTTGAGCCCTAGATGTTGACATTTTTTTCTTAGCAGCAGATTTTGAAAGAGCAGATTCTATAACTCTACCAGATTCATCTAATCTATAAACTATAGCATTCTCTAATCCATTTGTTATATCTGCTATAAACTTGGTTCCAGAAGTATCAACAAATTGAATTAGTTTTCTGCCGCTCTTCTTACCTTGAGATATGAATGTGTCACGACTTTGACCAATTGCCTCTTCTGTTGCTGTTCTCAACATAAGTTCTGAGTCTGCAGCAAACTGAGATCCTAACTGCACCATACTAACCTGAACTGCACCATCTAATGATGCAGTTATATCTGCTGTCATTCCCTTAGCAGTTAGTTTCCCCCTAGCACTAACTTCTTTAGAGCCAGTATAGAGAGCAGCCTCTTTTGCAAAATCTTCTGTTCCTAAATTCTGCATAGATGATAGGTGGTCAATTGTTTCTGCGCGAGTTTGAGCATATTTACGAGTCGCTGCTTTATCCTCTGCGATTGCTTGTGAAACAATCCTTTCAGCCTGAGCAGCAACGTCGCCACCAGATTTTGATGCTTCATTTAATGAAGCACTAAGTCTAGTTAATACGTCACTTGGCAACTCTGCAAGTCCTTCTAACCTTGCCCTAAACTCAGCCTGCCTCTTAATAAAATCTTCTCTACTTGCGACAACTGCCTTTAATGCTGCTTGTGGATCTACAGTATATCCACCCTTACCAATAATTCCAGTTATTTGGCTAAGGAAATCCTGTCTTTCTTGTTCATTACTGTATATTGCAGTTTGCTTTCCTAATTGACTTTGGATAAGACCATATTCGCCACCTGGAGCAATCATATGCTGTGATCTTAATCCGCCCTTAATCTGTGCATCAGTTAATCCAGCAAACTCTGTTGGGGCACCTGTTTCGCGTGTAGCAGCAAGGAATTTAGCGGCGGAATAATAATGTGGCTTGCTTATACCACTTGTTTTTCCACCCTCACCTGTAAATCTAAATCTTTGTTCACCATACATCCCCCCTGCGCCTGCAAGGGCTGATGCTTCAGCATTAGCCATAGTAGCAATTCCTTGCCCTGCTCCTGCGGCTTCTCTGAGATTAAGTGCTAGTTGTTCAAGTTTGGCATTTAGCATATCGATTGCTGCTGCTAATTGCTTAAATGCTTCTTCTTCTTTAAATGCTGAATCTGTTAATGAAAGAGTCGCACTTTCTGCGGCTATAGTCTCTTCTGTGATGTGCTGGAATATCCCTCTTCCAGCCCTCTTTATTCCCATAAAGAAACTGATACCCTTGATTAGATAGCCAAAGAAGTTGCCTAGGACACCTGTAATCATAATTAGTGGGCCAGCAAAGGCGGTTAGATACCCTAGACCCTTCAAAAGTGCTTGTATTGGTTCTGGAAGATTATTGAATACGTCTAAAATTTTATTTCCAACATTAATCAATACGGTGGCAATAGTGACAAAAACCTCACCGATAGGAATAAGATTTGCCTTTAATGTTTCTACTGCTCTTTGGAATCTTACTGTTGTAGATTCTGTAAGAACCTTTAATTCCTTATCAGCATTGGCTGCTAAATCAGCGGCACTCATGCCAGCAAGGGCTAGGACTTGTTCAGTCTGGCTTCCAGCCTTATTTAAATTGCTTAGAAGAGCATTGATTCTTGAAAATTGGAACTTTCCAAAAAGTTGTTCGATTGCTCTTTGACGAGAAAGTGAATCTAAACCTTCTAGTGCAGATTGTAGATCTGTAAGTGTTCCTATAACATTACCAGCATTTTTATTGACTATTTCATTGATATTGATTCCGAACTTACTTAGAACCTCTGTAGTCTGCTTAGTTGGATTAATCAATGCACCTAATGAAGATTTAATAGCATTTGCTGCTTCTGATGCAGGAACTCCACCCTCACGCATAGCAACAAGCATCAGGGCTAGATCTTCAACAGATCCTCCAAGACCTTGTACAACTGGACCAGCCTTTACGATAGCCGTAGACAAGTCATTTAGGCTTGTAGATGTTTGGTTTTCTACAGCATTTAGAAAGTTAATAGAATCTGCAAGACCCTGGGTATCTTTTTTAAATACTGTCTGAATTGCTAGAGTTGTTTTCATGGCTTCTTGCCTATCAACTTCACCCAAAACAGATAGTCTTACTGCCTCATTTGTTGCAGCGAGAAGTTCATTTCCTTGCTTTCCAGTAGCGGCAATGTCTGCGGCTAATCCCAATGTTTCTGTAACAGCAACACCCATTGTAGATGCAATTTCTTTTGCTAGTCCAAGTGTCTCTTGTCTGATTGCTTGTAGTTCAGACTGGTCTGTCATTCCCTTGGAAGCATCTCCATAAACCTTAGCAAGCCTTGTTAGTTGCTTGTCTGCATCCATAAATACTTTTCCTGCAGCCGCTCCAAATATGGTTAGCGGTACAGTCAGGCCAACGGTTAATTGGCGTCCTGCCCATTGGGTATTCTTTCCCCAGTTAATTAATTGAGTAGATCCTCCTGCAACAACCTGTCTGAAAATTCTATATTCTTGATTAAGAATTTGTTGTTTATGAATAGCCTCATCAATCCCAGTAGGAGTAATAACCATTGCCCTACCGTCACCAAGAGCGAGTGTCCTGGAATTCATTAGCCTTACGTTTTCTTTGGCTAATTTAGAAATTTCTCCTTGTTGACTTCTAATATGTTGTGTGGCTGTTCTAAAGTATTGTCCGAGCCTTAGATTTCCTCTTTCAAGGCTTCTTCCAAATCTCTCTGTCTCTGAGGTAAGATTGACCATCTTTGTGGTAAAGTTACCACTAGCATTTAATGCGTCTGAGAATGTAGATATATAGGTCTGCATAGACCTTGTAGCCTGTGGGTTAACTGCTAATCCAGCAGCACTTAACCCAGCAATGTCTGCCTTTAATTTAGCAATCTGCGCTTCTATTGTAGAAAAATTGCCAGTAGCAACTACATTAATATCTATACGACTCAAACTTCAACTACCTCCTGGGTGGCATGGCCTAGGCCAAGCCCTATTCCAAATCCTGCTTGTGCAGCATCATATCCTGATAGTTCTGTTATGTCTAATGGTTCTGGATCAGAAAGATCAACTCCCTGCAATGCTGCAAGGAACCTTTGCTTTTCACGCTCCTGGCGTCTTTGAGCATTAAGTACTGCTAGAAGTTCTTCTAGTGATAGATTTTCTTCCAGTTCGTCGTAATTTTTCCAGTTTCCCAACAGAAATGCCTCAGATTCCAGAGCGGCTAGATCTAGTTCGTTCCAACTAGAGCCGCTCCCAGTAGATTTGGGTCATTCATTTTTAATCCTCCACAAATTTCAAGGATCTTCATCATCGTGGGGACATTTACTGCTTCTTCAAATGCTTCTCTATCGAACGCAATAGATGGAGCGGTCTTCTCTAGGCAAATCATTGATGCTTTAATAAAAATATCCATAGCATCTTCTTCTGTTTTAATCTCTTCTGAATCTAATTCTCTAATAACTGCCATAAACTTTTTTAATTGCTTGATTGCAAGTGGTTTGATTATGACAATATCTCCATTGTCTAATTCTAATTCGGCAGTATCATAAACGTTTGTAGCCAACGTATTCCTCCTAATAACTTAATTAAATTATATCAAAATAGGCTGCAAAAACATAAAGATGAACCCCGCCTAATAGACGGGGTTGCACCTTAAAATATTTAGTTATTAGGAATAAACTCTATCTAGAATTTCTCCGTATTCTGCTCCAGAAAAATCATCATCTGGAAGGCAGCGGAATGTAACTGGGTATACTGATGCCTCATTTCTGCGGAGAGCGTGAGATACAGTCTCCATAGAAAGAACGCGACGAGCGAGATAAATTCTCTCTGTCTTTGTAGTAGCAGCAGCAGTTGTTGGTCCAGGACCAACGGCGATCAAAGATCTTTCTACTGGTGCCTCACCAAGAGCGCCTGCGGCTAATTGCAAGACGTTGTTTCCAGAACCATCAGCATTGAGTGTTCCTCCATATGCTGATGCTGCACTTGTTGTACTTGCTGTATTGTATACAGTATTAACCTGTGAAGCATTTGCCTGACCAAAAGCGGTACGAACATTTTGAAGTGTTCCCTCACTCATGGAAGTACGAAGCATGACGCGCAATTGCGTCTTGAAGATACGAGCAGAGTCAAGCAACTGGTCAACTTCAACCTCACCATATTGTGGTTCGTATGAAATTTCGAAGCCCTCGGATGTATATCCAACGTTTCTCCAGTCTGCTACTGCTGCACCTGTTAGGTAATCTCCAGCAGCGGCTGAACCAAATACTGGCATGACCTTCTTGTAGTTAGCGGTATCAGTTGAGTCTCCCTTTGAAATGAAGACCTGTGCTGCACCGACGATAATATTACGAACTTCACCCTTATCGGCCATCTATTTTTACACCTACCTTTCGGATATTATTAGTATCCGGCATAAATCTTTCCTCTTTTATATAATAACATGATAGTACTTTAAAACAAAGATTACTGGAATCTTCCGTTATTATCTAGTATTCTAGAGTATTTGTATGTAATTTCTACTGTTCCGATCATCCTGCCACCCTCGGACTCAAATGGGGTCGGGGCAGTAGCGGATTGTAGACCTACTGAATAAAATTTTATAATGTCATCTTTACTATTAGATAGTTGAACATCTTTTCCAGAATCATCTAATCTTCTAAATAAATCAATCATGAATTCAGTTATTTCAGATATTTTTGAAACGCTAGTTCCAATAACGCTATAAAGCATTCTTTCTTCACAAATCCACCATTGATCTCCATAGCCTTCTACTTCATAATCATAAAGTAGGTATGGCTGAGTTGATATTAAATTATTAAATTCTGGTAGTTCTTGAACTGGAACAATAGGTATAAGTGACTTGGTAGACCCGTCTGGTCTATAATTTTTAGCCTCTAATATTCCTTCCGATTGTAATTCCTGCCACAAGAACGAATTCATTACTGTTCTAGCATTTTGTGTATAATCAGCCATTAGATAACACTTCCAATAGTTTTATATTGAGCCAGGGTGCTAGAAATAACATTTCTAACATCAGATCTAGTAGCACCTTTTCTATTTAGTGTTCTGGCGACATTTGTTTCTATCTTTTTTATAACACCAGAATTATCAAGTATATTATTAAAGTTTGTTGACCACCATAATGCAAAATGCTTACTAAATGAACCAGAGGTATCTTGTCCACCTGGATTTCTAATTGTTATAGACTTCCCAGCAGGAACAAAAACTATGTTTCTATTCTTATCTGCGAATGCAATAGTTCTTGTAGTAATGAATCCTACTGATTTTCCAGATTCCATAACCTCTGCTTTATTTTTAAATACACCACTAGTTTTTACAACTCTACCGGAATTTCCAGGAGTTCTAAGTATTGGAGATATAGGTGACCTTTTCTTGGATAAATTAAACTTAGTATATATTGTTGCAGAACCTAGGCCATTATTTCTTTTAATTAATCTAAATAATCTGCCAGTTTCTTTACCAGTTTCTCCCCATTCATAAACATGATGGAAAGAGGTTTTTTTTGATCTGGCTAAAAGATTAGTTGATTTAATAAACTTTAATGCAGCCATAGAGTATGCTGCGTCTAACATCTCTTTTTCAGTATTTCTAGATGCTAATTCTTTTATACCATCAACCTTTCCATCTAATTCTGCATAAAGTCTGCTTTTTGATGATGGGTCTAAATATACACTAATCATTTGGCTGCACCTGTACTCTTCTTAAATGATTTTCATAATATTGAATATTTCCAAACATGTCTAGGATTGGATGCGAACCGTGAACCTCAAACACAGTATTTGGGGAAGATACATTGTCTACCTCTTGATAAATATCTACATTATTTTGATTCTTGATATTTGATATTCTCCATCTTTTACTTAGTTGCTCTTTAGTATACATCTTAGTTTCTAGTTCTTCTATATACTCTTTAGAAAAAGATTTGTTATCTGAAGTAGATGACCCGCCACTTTCATTTATTGGAAGTATAGAGCATTTAATAAATTTTAGTGTAGCCCAGCGTCTAGATATTTCATTAGTTGACTCATCTTGCTCTGTTATCTGATACAGAACTTCAGCCTTCATTGTAAAAATTGAACCTTGTATGCATCCATACATTAAATGATCACAGCCTGAATCATTCTAAATTTATTAAGAATTGAGTCAGCCAACGCATTTCCAGTACCATGATATGTTTGTCCAGAAAATTCTATGGACATTTGACCGTTATTAATTTTCTTAACATACTTATTTCTCCATGTACTTTCACTACACAATAAATCATTTATCAATAGGAATGCTGCTTGCTTTATTTCTATTGGAATGTAGTCCCAGCCAATAAGTCCAGATACTTCATACCTATATCCATTTCTGAATCTACCGTTTCTATATCCTGTTATATCAATGAACTCTTGTTCAGCAATATCATCGCCAGGATTAGGTGGAACGATTCTAACTCCATATCCAGTTTCTGTAACTTCTACTTCATAGCCAAAAATATTATAGTCTTCTCCACCCTCATAATTTATGACTATTTCATCATTTTCTACTATTTTTTCAATAGTTCTTATTCTTGATGGCAGTACCAAAACATCAGCGCCGTCGCCATATGCAGTTATAGTTCCTTCAGTTAATGATAAAGAAAATCCTAAATAACTGTCAATAAGCATTCTAGCAGTTCTCTCTGCCGCAATAATACGATCATATGGAAAGTAGTTTGGATCTTCTGGTCTTGAAGAATACCCAAGTTCTAATATAGTTTCATCTACAGTAACATATGGAACAGTAACATATAAATATTCAATATGGTTAACTTC